ACTTAACAAACCAGAGGCTATGAAGGGTATTATCAGTTTCGTTGAGGCTGGTGTTGACCTACAGACATTAGTTGAGGGGATTACTCGTAGTGCTGTTATGACTGGGGTACACACGATTGATGTAAGCCTTATCGTTGCTCCTGTTATCCATGAGTTTATTCGTAGTACCCTCGACATGGTAGGCGTTGACTATGACGAAGGCTTTGATGAAGATGAGGACGAAAAGAGACTCCAGATGTACACCAAAGCTAAGGCTCGTGCAGCCAGAGAGCTTATGGATATGGACAAGAAGGAAGGTCCTGTCGATCTAAAGTACGATGAGTTAATCGAAGAGATGAGTAAGGGTGTTCCTGAGGGTATGACCCAAGCGGAAGCCCAGCCAATGCCTGAGGAAGAAGCCCCTGCTCCTGCCCCACGTAGAGCAAAACCCTCTAACCCTGACCAGATGGAACTTCCCTTAGAAGAACCTACCCAACCAGAACCAGAACAAGCAGAACCAGAAGGTAGAACTGGTCTTATGTCTAGGAGAGCGTGATGAGTTTCTTAGCTGGATTTGTACAACAGATGAATACTATCCGGGAGCGTAATGATCGTTTCCGGGAGCAAGAGGCTGACCGTGCTGAGCGTCGAGAGATGTTCATGCAGAAGCTTATCGCTGACCAAAGGAATGTACTCATCCCTCACCTCCTTGAGTACGAAGCCAAAAAGAATGAGTTTCTTGTAGAGCAGAAGAAAATACAGAAGGACTTGAAGACCAGCGGATTTAGTAACGCGACTATTGCTATCCTTACTTCTGCCGGTAAAGGTGAAGAGGTTCTGTCGAGTATTATTGAAGCTAAGAAGGACGGTAGGTTTAATCCTTCTGCGGTAAGACAGATTGATGAGTACGTTAAGAGTTACGCTGAGGAGAAGGGTGCAGATATCACGAAGATAGGGGATAGCCTCGTGGCAGGCGTCCGGTATGGTGATATGAACGACCCAGCTAACCTTGAAGGTATCGTGGCTATCCGTCAGGTTCTTGAGAGTGATACTCCTATGGATATCGCAAAAGAGGTAAGACAGCGGCAGAGAAGAGCTATGGAGGTTCGCCCTGAGTTTGAGGAGGCTACGTCTGGTCTTGAGGGTATTCCTCTCAACGTGTCTGGTGTTAGAAGCTTGAAGGATACTGAGGATGCTCGCCTTCGTAGTATTATCCTCCAAACAGTAGCTGACCAAGTTGACCCCGGAAAGGTTAAGTTTGATGCTATGTCTGGGACTGCTAACTATGAGGGTGATGATAACAGTGTTCTACAACTCGCTAATAGAATCTATAATGATGTTCTAGACCAAGCGATGAGTCCTTCTGCTACGACTGACCTTGAGACTATTAAGAGGTCTACTATCAATACCTTCTTAGGTAGAGCAGCTAAGCTTGACAAACCGAGCCTGTACCAAGCTTACGGCCTTCCTTACACTGGTGTCACAATTCCTGTTAACAATGCTCTTGAACCTAAACCTAAGGTTCCCGCAGCCATACCAGAGGCGACCGTAGGGACACCGACAGGAACTCCTACCGAAGGAGAGACAGACGAAGATATTCTCTATAATTACAACTTGAACCTGCGCTGAGGTTAACTATGTCTGACTATTTAGATAAGGTATCGGGCAAGAAGTTTATGGACTTGCTTGAAGAAAAAGAATTTAAGAAAGACTTAGTTAGATTCTTTAGCGGCCCGATATACTCCATGACACCTGAGGAAATGAAAGAGCGTGGCTTTGAGGGTCTCGCTAATGATTTCGTTCGACACATGAGGTATCAAAGCACAAACGAGTTCAGTGCAGTACGTGACCTTAGCTCTGCTAGAGATGAAAATAACCCAGAAGAATTTAAGCAAGCCTTCGGTAGCTTGATGGAGGCTTTTGATGCTTCTGATGGAGGTGGAACAGGTATTGCTGAGGGTGTCTGGGACTATGCCTCTGCTTTCGCTACGTCACCATCTACTGCGGTAACTGTTGGTACACTTGGGTTTGGTGTAGGCTCTAAGCTTGCAGGCCGTGGAGCTACTGCGGCTGCTCAGCTTGCGGTTCGTAACGAACTTCTCAAACAAGTATCAAAGAAATCTGTTAGGAAAGCTGCTACTGCACAGGCTGGCAGGGAACTGGCAGAACAAAAAGTCAGACAGAAGATTACAGCAGGAACTCTGGGTGGTATGCCAGAGGGTGTCGTAGCTAAGAGACAAGCCCAGAGGGTACTCACTGGAAGTGTCGGAAAAGAAGCAGCTAAGTCAGCAGCTCTTAGTGCGGCATTCGAAGGGGCAGTGGGTGCGGGTATGTCTGCTGCTGCACTAGAGACAAGAGAAGCCACTATCGAAGACTTCGAGTACACTAAAGGAGATGTCCTGACGGGTGCTCTTGTTTCGGCTACTCTTGGCGGTGGTCTTGGTGGTGCTGCTGGTGCCTTCTCTGCATACAAAAGAAACCAAGCATTCGAGACATTTTTCGAGGCAATTAAGAGAGAAGAGAAGGCTGCAAGGAAAGCACGAAAGAATGCTACCTCAACCTTGACCCAGAGTAAGGCAAGCAAAAAGTATCAGGAGATTGGTCTTACTCGGGCTGGCGCAGTACTTGATGCCCTTGACCCGAATGCTGTTATCAAAGGGGATACACTGAGGAGGTACGTTCTTACAGCGGGGGACTACAATCCTGCCCTGTCTGACAGAGGTCTTTCCTTGGATACTCTTCGTGGTATCGCTGCTGCTACCATTGATATTGCAGATCAGGTAAAAATAAAACCAAAAGAAAGAATTACGTCTGCTGTAAGTAGGGGTATCGAAAGTGGTTTGATAACGACTAAGAAGCTAGACGAAATTAAGAAGAAGTATAACCTGTCTAACGATGCTATGAGTGCGATCTTTATCTCTGAGATATCTGAAGCAGGTAAGGTCTTGCAAACAGCCAGCAACATTAAACAGGTACTGCGGGATGTGAAAGGACTGGCTAATCGTGGTGTAAGTATGCCTAACGAGCAAGTCCTAGAAGACATAGCTGCTGCTGTAAAAGATGGAAGTGCTACTGGTCTTCTTGATAAAGGTCTGTGGTTCTTTAGAGAGGCTGACCGGGCGAGTATTGCCTTCATGACATCTCAGCTAGGGACTACTGCCGCCAACATTGCTGGTACTGGTTTGACTATTGCAGCAGACACCTCTGACCAGTTAGCTAAAGCATTCTACCGGACTATTCTCAAAGGTGATTTAAGAGGAGCAGGAAACTCCCTTAGGTCTTCTATCGGTGTCCTTAGAGGTTTTACCGCTAGTAAGGATGAGGCTGAACTCTTGCAGACATTCCTTGCGAAGGATATGCCACTTGAGTACAAGAGGACTTTCTATGATGTTATTCGTGCAGACGAAGTGACTGCTGGCGAGTCGTCTATGCTTGTCCGTACAGCACGTAAGGCTAACTTCTTTAACTCTATCACTGATGCAGCTTACAAGAAGAGTATATTTTACGCTATGTTGGATAGGCGTATGAGGGATGCTGCTCTGCAAGGCGGAACTAAGTACGGAAATGTTACAGACTTCTTGAAGAGAGGAACGTCCCTTGAGGAGATTGGGGAAGACTTAGTTAACAAGGCTGTTGATGACACTCGCCGTTTGACTATGCAAAGAACCTACTACGGGGACAAGACACCTTTCGGACAAACCGCTGCTGCTGTAGAGAAGATACACCGTAAGGTTCCTTTCCTTATGTCACAAGGCATAGGTGTTCCTTTCCCTAGATACGTAGCAAACCACCTAGAGTACATTGGTGACTACACAGGTCTTGCTCTTGCTGGGGATACAATGGGCAAGACACTAAATGCGATGGGTTTAGGTGGAGCAGGCAGAAAGCTTATTGATGATCCTCTGAAAGAGTACGAAGACAGGGTTGCTAGATTTATCACTGGTATGTCTGGTGTATTCCTTGGTGCTCAACTCCACAAGGCTGGGTACTTGCCTACCTACGACCAGTTCCTAACTGGTGAAGCAGAGGGTGGAGTAGACTTGAAGAGGTCGTTTGGTCCATTCATTGCAAGTACTTACTTGGGTGTCGCAATGGCACGCATAGCAGAAGGGGAAACTCTCGACAAACCTTTCTTGGATACAGTAAAAGAAATCGGAGATATTACTGTTGGTATGACTGAGCTTGGTTTCCAAGGTGGTGCGATAGGTGACCTGCTGAGTTATGCGGATAACCCGTCTCCTACAACTGCGGATGCTTTCGCTAAGAGTGCTGGTAACTTCCTGTCTACCTTCACGTACCCTGCTGCTGTTGCCCGTGACTTGTACGGACAGATTGACCCGAAGGCTGCACCAACTCCTTACACAAGACCTATCCTTCGTGGGAGTATGTACGAACAGTTGCCTGAGAGAAACTTCTTTGGTGATATCCTGAAAAATGAAACCTTACTTAATCAGGCAGTTAGGTTTGCCCCTGACCTTCAGTCTTTCAAGCTGGCATCCAACCAGAGTATGTCAGATGGGTACGACTTGCCCCAGTACAGCATCTTTAATCCGTATCCTGTGAATAGCTTTAATCCTATTAGACGACAGATGGGGTTCAAGCAAGAGGCTCCTACTACAACTCTTCAAAGAGAAGCGAGAGACCTTGACCTCAAGGAGTACAGGGTAAAGAAAAGAATTGCTAACCCTGCTGTTGACTGGTGGGTTACCGCAAGTCTAGCTAAGGGTAACAGTCTCACTGGCTCTAGGTCTTTGAATGATGAGTTTAAGATTTGGGCTAAGACAGGTAAGATTGATAAGTTCTCAGGTAGAACATACGAACAACTTACTGAGCCAAGAGAAAAGAGAGAAGCACTCAAAGACTTTATACGTGATTACTCCACAGTGGTGCAGACAGCAGTAGAAGATACCTTTGAGTCTATGCTTAAATCACCTGAACCACAAATTAGAAGACAAGCCTTTGGGTACGTCCGTAACTTTTTCTTTATCGAAACATCTAAGGTAGGAAATAAGTCTAAGGTAGCTGAGGCTACAAGGCGTGTGTCAAGGGGTAAGTTCTCTGACCCTGCTGAGTTTGTTCTTGAGACAGGGGACATAGACACAGAGATTACTAGGAAGTACGCTATCCTAGAGGAACTAGGCAACATAGAAGACTAAAAGAAAACCCCCCGGAGCCAATCCACACACCGGGGGGTTTAGTCTTTTGGGTTTTATAAGGATTATCCCTTGATCCTACGGACCATAATCTCTGCGTACCTAAAGGCTTCTTCTACAATCTCTTCTGGTCTACCGTACATGCCAGAGGCTAGTAGTCCAGACAGAGCAGACCCTGCGTAGAAGTTGAGCCAATTAGGATCACCGGGTACTGGGTCTTCCTGTAGTTTCTTATTGAAGAACTCACGGGCCTCCTGTTCCAAAGACATCTGCTTCTTCTCGGCAGGTGTGTGCTTTGAAATAGGTCTTCCGCGTTTCTTTCTTACAGGCGGTGGGTTATTAGTGGAACCAACAGTCATTAGTTACCCCATAGGATCAAGTAGTTTAATATTAAACCATTTCGGAATAGCTGTCAACACTTAATTTGATGCAGACACAGGTACGCACCAGTTCATGTAGTCGTTCTCAATGAACTCTTTGTCGTTGTCCTTGTGGACTACATAGATCATACCGATAATGTTATTGGCTAGTTCCTGTGGTACACCTACCATAACTAGCTGGTTGAACATCATGGCAGGTGGTACTCCACTATCCCTAGCGTCTACTACCGGACCAATGTAACTATTGAAGAACTTCTTGCAGTCCTCTACAGTACGGGCCAGTACCTCAGTAGCAGCGAAGAGTGTTGCCATAATCAATATGAATGCTAAGGCGAAGGCGTATAGGTTTCTCATGTGGTGTTATCCTCTATAGACTTTATCATCCAGCCAAGGTACACCTCAGCCTTCCTCAGGTCTTCGATACCATTCTTGTACTCATACCTCCAAAGGTACTTCATGACGTTGCCCTTGCAGTACGCTTGGAATCCCTTAGGGCCAAGGGTAGCACGGATAGCTTCGATACATTCAATAC